GACGCATAACAGTATTCTCAGCAAGCATCTTCCAGTTAGATTCGGACACTTTGACAAGGTCCGCGATCTTGAGGGCCATACGCAATGACAACTCACGCAACTTTGCCTTCTTGTCCCACATGAAGTTCAATACATCATTAGCCTGCTCTTCAGTGAAATCATAGTCCTTGAACAGACCACCTGTATCAGTGCTGTCACGATGGACCTGCTTGATACGCAACATCTTATCACGCTCACTATCAACAGTCAGGTCCAAAAAGTGACAACGTGACTGCAATGCCTCAAGATGGTCCTGCATCTTCTTAGACTTGACGTTCTCAAACTTCAAGTTAGTAATAAAGATTGCCGAACCCTTAAACTCAAAACTGTCAGGGATGCCTTCACGGCGAAGCAAACTAGAATCACTATTCCAGCAAATCTTGCGGCGCTTGCCACTGTCAAGTGCGGCCTTGAGAATGTTCAATGACAACTCATCACCAAAAACGCTGTCGCAGTCATCGAACACTAGCACGTTCTTAGCATCACTATACTTGTACAGTTGAGCATAGAGGCCCAGTGCAGTCATAGCACCCTTAACAATTTCATAGCGAATACGCTTGCCAGCAATCTTGTCAAACATCACTGCCTTTTCTAATTGCTGTTCGACACCAAATGACTTGCCGACACCCGGGGGACCTGACACAATCATTGCGCGGATATCACCGTTGATACATGCGCGGCTCATTTCATCAAGAATCGCAAAACGTGTGCCAATGCGATCCATAGCCTGCTCATCAGTTTCCTGTACTGCCGGCGCTTTCTTAAATTCTACTGTCTGTGACAAAACGGGTTCCCCTTCTTTAAATTCAATATCGTTAATACTATCCACCTTGACCTTCACCACATCGATAGCGATGGGAAATTGGCCCTCGTTTTTAACTGTAACATAGTTACCTTTTTTACCTGTCTGAAAACCCTTAATAAGAGTGAAAGACTGGTTCACAACTGGCTTGTTGCGATACTCACCAAATTTAACAAGAATCGTTGACATGTAATTAGTCCTGTGTTTCAGTTTCAATACTACGTATTATATAGCCAATCCGATTTATTGTCAAGCCGGGGCAAACATTTTTGCGCCTTCGGCCATAATGACACGGTACGCTTCCATAGTTTTCATGGGCTGAGCCAATGGGTTCTTTTGAATGAATTGCATGGTTTCCAAGAAACCCAAACCCAAAAATTCTGCTTCTTTTCCAATCACTTTAATCGCTGTTTCGATCTTCATTTTTTGCTCCGTTTCTCAACTGTCAATACATGTATTATACGCCCAAACCGATTTATTGTCAAGCCTTTTTCCGTAGAAAAAAGCCTATATAAATCAACGACTTAGAGCGGCGAACACTTGGTCCTTGAGAGCAGAGGCCTCGTCATGGGGCACATAAAAGTCCGTAGTAGGATCGTAGTACTTACCCTCTTTCACATCATAGTAGAGGACCCTACCGCTGGGGTAGAAAAAGGGACCTTCCAATCCCTTCCGGGGTTGCCATTTACGTTCCAACTCTGAGAGAACCCTGTAGCCCATAATCAAGCCGCCTTATTCAGATAAGTTTCCACATCCTTACTATCAACAACGTCACCGTTGCGCATAGTATAGGTCGCAACATAATTCTCACGGTCACCACCCATGAGCATGTCATACTGTTCGGTCTTGCTAGCAACATCACTACGCATATAACCATACTCACCGTTCTCTACAGTACGGCGTGCAACCCAACGACCCTGCTCCCAGTACAGATTGAACGGGGTCTCCCAAGGTTCGCACACAGTGGCGTCATCATCGAGGATACTCCAGTCAACAACATACTCCTCAAAACCCTCATTACGGGTTTCGATCAATGCCCTGAGAGTAGGGATACCATACTCCTTGACCTTGAGGGTCTGCTCAACTGACAGATCGGGTACAACATAAGTGTCGCCACCCTTGAACTTCCAGTAGGGCTTGTCAGCCGAACCGTAGTTTTCGCGGACTTGAGTAGTGATAACGATCTTCATATCTGCTCCGTTGTTTGACTGTCTAAGCCTCTATTATATGCCCAAATCGATTATTTGTCAACCGATCACTATTACACGGGGTTCGGTATCACGATCCATAAAGTGGTTGCCCTGCAGGGGAGCGGTGAAGAAATCTACGGGCTTTGAACGGCGATCATTCTCACCGCACCAAACCCGCTTGATAAACTCTGCACGGAACGTGCCGTCCATCTTACTGATGCTGACCACCTTACCGATCATGTAGCAATCATTAATACCGACAAAATCCAGGCTCTTAACAATGTCACCAATCTGCACAGTATTGCTCCGTTCGTTCATCATGTATAGTATTATGCACCCAAACCGATTATTTGTCAAGCCTTTTTACAGAAAAAAAAGGCGTTTAAAATCAACAACTTACAGAATCTTACTGGAATAGACTTCTACGGACTTGTCTAATTGACGGATAAAATCGACTTCCTGCTGGTCTTTTGGGTCCATTACAGTATGGTCTGCAATGATGATTCCCAATTCAGTGGGTAATGTAGCATGTATGCCATCGCCACCTGAGGTGCTATGTGCTTGTAGTGTGGGCTTGTCAAAAAGAATAGCACCACGATTACTTACAAACATAAGGTAATCAGCATAGTGGGCAGGCAATTGGGCATGAGTATTTGTACCCATGCTATTTGTTAATTTGATACTACAATTTTTTCGTAGTTCATTTTTCTTACTAGTGTAAATGGCACCTTCGGTATACTTCATTTCCAATCTGATATTGTTCAAACCTGTAATGAGGAAATCAACACCATCTTGCGCAACATACTTTAGTGTTTTGTTGCTATATTGTTCTACTGACTTTTCCAGTATGCGAGCCTTAAGAAAACGCAACTGCTCGGTATTGAGTTGGTGTCCCAATGCTTTAACCAATTTACTGAACCTATGCCAGTCAACATTGGTTCGTAAGAAATCAGCAACTTGTTGAGTAGTCATGAATTATGTGCCATTCCAAAAATTGAATCAATTGTATTACGTGCCTGCTTTAAATCAGTACTAATGTTTTTGGGATGATTATTCACCTTAAACACAATAAAGTTAGGGTTATAAACCTTAACTTCTATCTTGTTGCTATTATAGTCTATTATGATATATCTGTAAACCATATTGTTACCCTCTTTTAAATAGGAATTTAGTGTAAAGGGTAACAGTTTACGGTGTTGTTGTATGTATTGGATCAATAAGTCTGTGACTGTATCCGAATCCATAATTACAACACTAATTTGAATTTGTTATCAGGTGTAAGAAATGAAATGTTATCCTTCTTACGTTCAGAAAATTTAGCCTTAATAGTGATTGACTGACTTTTAACGTGCTGTTCAAACAAGTTAATAAGAACGTTTTGTGATTCAACTGGTAACATTACTTTGTTTTGATTTTGATCCGTAAACCAGTATTCAATAATATTGTTATATTTTTTATAAGGTGTAGTAGTTTTAATAAATTCTAAAGTCAATTCACCCTTAACTTGTGTCTCACCTTTGATAGCAACAAACTCACCACCAAACATATTAGTGATTTCTAAATCGTAAAAATAAAAATAAGGTAACTTATATGCAAGACCTAAATAAGTGTCAGGATAGATATATCCCTGTTCAACATCTTGTCCATCAGTATTGTTAATGAAATTCATTAGGTCTTGACGGTATGGAGTCAATGGAACATTTTTAAGTTTCAATACCAACATCTTTTGTTGAAAATGTTTGGTGATTTTTTCTGCAAGATTTCTGTCCTCTTGTGTGACAAGGTTAGATAATCTTGATTCTTTAAGACTAAGCATTTTATTTGCTTTGTCTTGTTTACATAAACGATAAATCACGCAACTTAGTACTAATAAATTTTCATCTACTTTGGTAGTGACAGTACCATTTTTACGTGATGCTACTCTATCACCCAAAAGGTCACTAATACTAAAAACGTTTTTTGCAGTTGAACTAGTCATATTGTCTCTTAATTAAATGGTTATATCTTCCATGCCCGCTGTACGTAATCGCACAATGTGCCCCAATTGCCATTGCTTACTATCTAAGCCCTTCATTATGCCTAACCATTTATTTCTTAGTAAGGCTACTTCATTAATCAATACTTCAAAGTCAATGACTTCTTCCTCACCGTCTACATACTTCTCAGCATCACGGCTAGTCAATGCTCTATTATACGCTTCTAAATATTTTTGAAAATGTTTTCGG